CTTCAACAAGGCGAGGAAGCGGAAGCTCGCTCTTGTCTATGGTGCGAAGCACATTGCCTTCCACATCCAGCACCGTAATTGGATGCGGAGTTAAATTAATTAATTTTTTCATAAGCATCTCCTCCTTTTTTATTTTATTTGTGAATATTATATCACTTTACAAAGTTTTGTCAAGTATTTTTTGATAAAAAATACATAAATATTTATACCCCAAAGAGTTAGGGTTATAAAAATATATGTAAATTAAAACTTGAAACTTAAACCTGCGTATCCTGCAATGTCATCTTTCTTATAGTAATATCCTGCTCCGATGTTTGCTTCTACTGATAGCTTTTTTGTATTGATTAAGTCCCGTCCGATATTAAGCCCGATTGATTTGTTTGTGAACGAGGCGTTTAGGGAGTTGTGGTTTTTTTCCCATAACTCCCAGTTAGCCCCGCTTTCTCTGCCGTGTTTGGATATGGCAACGAGTGTCTTTACTTTTTTTTTATAGTTCCGTTTCTGAGAGCATTTTCAGCGATGTTTCTTGCTGCACTTATGAAAGTTTCTCTCGGTTCTTTTCCTGTGTTTTCAATATAATCCTGTTTGAGCAATTCAAGAAACTTTTTTATTTTTTTCTGCGTCTTGTTATTTAATTTTGTTTTCGCAAAAAGTTTTTCTACTATAGTTGCGTTTCTTATTGCGTAGTCATAAGCTTCGTTGAAAGCATTTTCATAATCCTGATTTTCAATTTTTTTGTTGACATATTTTTTTATTGAAAAAAGCACATACGAAACAACTGCTGCGAGTGCTGGTATAACGATGTTTGTAATCATTACATCGTTGTTGAGTAATTTCAAAATAATTTCTTTCATACTAATTTCACCTCTTTTTTTAGTTTGTCAATTTTTCTTTGACAACTTTTTGACATCAAACACACATCTATTTTCAAAGCGTCGTGCAGTGTTTTCAAAACTTCATACTTCATTTTCCAGTAAGGAAATTTTTTCCCGGGGCAAGTTTTGTATGTCGCATATTCTCTGTGCATTCTTATATTATCTACATTGATATGAAAATCTAAACATAATGAAACTAATAATAATTTTCCGGCTTGAAACATTTCTTTTGTCATTACAGTTTCATCAAAATTACCGACAAAACAAACGCCAAGCGATTTGAAATTCATCCCCATTTGTTTGCAGTGTGCGCCTGCTTCATTTGGTTTTCTGCCGTGCATTATTTCATACTTGTTTCCTACAAGTTCAATTCCGTAATGATACCCAATGTCTTGCCATCCTTTTTGTTTGTGGTATTTTCTTATGGCGTCCCAGCTGACTGTCTTGCTGTCTTTTGTTAGTGAGTGGTGTAAAATTATATATTCCGGTTTCACAACTACCCTCCAAACATCCTAAAAATCAAGAACGCCATACCAAGCGTTAATAGATTACTTGCTATTTGCATAAACAGAAACTTATCTTTGAAATCTTCAACATCTTCTAACCGTTTTCCTCTGTCAACACAAACGGTCTGTAATTTTGCTAATGCAATATCTTGCGACCCATTTATTTTGTCTTTCTCATCGAGTTTCTTTTCAAGTCCTTCAAGTCTGTTTTCAATAGCATTAAGCTTTTCCATTATAACATCAAGATTCATTTTAAGCTCCTTTTATTTATATCAGTGTGTTTAATTCTTTCAAAATTTGAAAATTCACATTACTTGTAATTATGCTAATCAATAATGTTTTTGCTGCTGTGTCAATATTATCTGCTGTGATGTATGCTCCTGAATTATCGCGCGGCTGAACTATTACAAGTTTTGTTTCTTTTTTTATTCCGAAAACTTTTTTTCCGTTTGCGAAAATATATTGATATAACTCTTTTGTTTTTGTGTTTGGATGTTCTGTTAGTTTTACTCTGGAAATTTCGTCTGTGCTTTCAATTTCAACTATTTCGTATTTTGCGATTTCATTTGTTTTGATTGTATCAATATCAATTGAAGCAAGATTTGTATCTACTGTTGTTGTGTCTGTGGTTTTGTTGAATAATTCTTTTAATCCGTTAACAAATTGTTCGCTTGTCCCTGTTGTGATGTCAGAGTTTGTAATACTGTTAGTTAGTGTGATCATTTTTATTCTCCTTATTTACTTATTTTTGTTATAGAAATTTTTCCGTCAGTTTCAACATAATGAACCGCACTTTCAGCTGCAAAACTTAATTGGTCTCCATAGAAATTATCATCAGTGAAAATGTTATGGTAAGAATTATTGTCTCCAATAGATTCCGAAATAACAAGCGCTTCTCCGCTCGACAATGAAATTTCTTTATAGAAATTAATTTTTCTAATATAATTGTCTGCAACTGCTGCGGAAGTAATCCCTGTCATATTGTATGCGTTATAATTATCAGTATCAAAAACAAGTGTGTTCAATCTAACCACTGGTGCAAGATCAATTGTTGCTGTATAACTATCTGTAATAACATCATAATAATAACAATTAGCCATATTAGAAGAACCGTCAGATCCACCGGCACACAAAATTTTTCTTTTTGAAATTGTTTTTGCGTCTCCGACTTGTATTGTAAGAGGATAATTTGTAATTGATGACCAACTATCGTTTTCAATACTATATCTGTATGAAGTTGCTGACAATGTCCCTCCCGAATCCCTGCCAGCAAAAGCATATATATACTGTCCTATGGTAGCAGATACTTGTAGATCTCTTGCTGTAGGCATAGATGTTTTTGCTGTCCAGCTATCTGTTGAATAATCGTATGCGTATAAATCTGCGAACCTATTAGTTCCATCATATCCGCCAAAAACATAAAATAGATTATCAACTCCTTCACCCGCTTGATACTGACAAGAAGCTATTGGATATGCTGCTTTGTCTGTGAAAGTATCTGCTGAAATATCATACATTTGGTGTTTGTAATCCGGACCTCCGCCTAATATATATATTTTTCCGTTAATTAACGCATATACACAATAATTCATCGTATATGTAGCTGTTGCTTTTGTGGTCCAAGTATCTGTAGCAACATCGTATTCATACATTGTTTTGTTGTCAGTAGTGCCGTCTGTCCCACCAAAGAAATATATTTTTTGATTATAATATACTGCACCAGCTCCATATACCGCAACGGGAACGGAAGTTTTTGCTGTCCAGCTTGAATCTTCGGTTGGCGTGAAAGTTATTGCTGTTTCTGGTGTCCCTGTTACTGCCGAGAAAGAAGACCCGTCGTAAAAATACAACTGCCCTGATGAAGTGTTATAAAATAATTGTCCTTCTACTGCTGATGTTGGTTCTGTCGTTCCTGAGAAACTTGACCTCAGCGATTCAAACATTAACTGCATATTAGATATGTCAGTTAACGCAACATTAGATTGATTAGGTGTGTTATTTGTCCAGTCTTGACTCATTGTTTTTTCTCCTTTTCATTTTCATTTTTTAATATCCGTGTATCAGTAAATCAGCGATGCAGCTTTCTGCTGTGTCGCTTGAATTATATGCGTATATATCCATTGATGTCGTTGTCTTATTAGCGACTATCGGCGCCAGTAATTTTGATGTGTCTAATATTTGTATGCCGATAAAATACGGAATATGTAGAAATTCAACAGGACGCCCTTTTGTGTCTGTATAGTTAGAAAATACTACTGTTGAACCTGACGCATCAATTGAATAATTTGGAATTCTAACAATAACATCGTCAACATCAAAAACTTGATATATATTATTGACCTCAACAAAATTGTTAATATTATTTTGAACGAATTCATATTTGAATTTGACACCTCTGAATTCATATTGCCCCGGCGTGAATTCTTCCCAATCAGACCAAGTTGTCATATCGTCTGAAAACGAAACATATATTATTACATTGGCAGGTCGTTCAATGCGAACCCAGCGTTCATTGTCTGCGTCAAACGCTTCTCTCCAGGTATCTCCAGCCGAATAATAATCTGTCCATTTTCCGTTATTAAGAAAGTAATCTATATCAGATGAAAGATATAATTTACAGAGCCATTTTTTACCTATGTCGTAAGGATCCGTTGTGTATGAAATAGGCGACTTGAATTCATACCAAGTTTCATTGCTGTCTAATCTGTCGGCCCAAGTATCACTCCCGCGCCATACCTGATCCCAAGTATAATCTCTGTGCGCCGAGCGCAAAAAATAATTTCCGGTTGCACTGTCATATATTCGTTTGAATCCGTCTCTTATACCCGACCAGTCTGGAGCTTCTTCGTTGTCATATATGATATTGTTAAGCGGTATTCCTGAAACATTCACAACTGCGCTTGTAGCAGTCAAAGAATACAATCCTGTATTTGTTTTTGCTTTTATGTAATATTTTATCGTTCCGTTGTATATGTCAAAGTCTCTATATTCGTTTGTAGTGATGTTAGTTGATAATACTTGACCGCCTGCCCAACTTGTGCCTTTTCTTATTTCATAATATTTTGAAACAATGTCAGTATTCATATCCCATTTTAAAATAACTGAATCTCCTTGTTGTATAGCAGAAAAATTCTGAACATTGTCAGGCACTTTATGAAATCCTTCTATTATTTTTGTTGCTATTGAAGCGTTTCCGAATGGTTCTCTTATGCCGTCAATAGAAACGCTTTGCGCTCTTATTGCGATTGTATTGCCGACCGGAACATTATCATATACATAATATCCGTTGCTTTTCGCGAGATATACATAACTATCGGGATAGTCAGAATAATTTGAGTAAAAATAAAGAAAAGCTCCGTCCCAATTATAACTATCTTCAGGTTTTGAAAAAGCGATTAATAAGTTTGTCTGATATGAACCGTCGCTTTTTTGAATGTTCTGCTCTTTCAATGTAAGGTTTTCAACGCTGTCGGGAAATGTTTTTTGAACCTTCGCTGCATAAGTAGTATAATCCGAGATTGTAAAATCGTTTATGTTATAATATACATCATCACTATATTTCAACGCGTGGATTTCTGTTGTTGTATCTGTTTTTTTTGTTATTTGCGTTATTGTATATTTTTCAATTGAGTTCCCGGAAGTTCCTAACGAATATTGACTTTTGCTTTTCGGATTATATCCTAATGCTGAAAAAGTTGTTGATATATGAACAATGTTAGTGTCTATATCTGCGCTAAATGGGATAATAGGAATTGTTTCGACAGTATCATTTTCAAGAATAATACTAATATCATAATTTTCAGAAGCAGTAAAACTGTATGAATTATCTAATACAATATAATCGTTTCCATAAGTGTTAATATTACCTGTTTTGAGTTGCCCTTGCGCTTTGTGTCCGACATAAATTAAGTCTCCCGGTTCACAATTAATGCTATCTGACATTGCTTCGAATGAAACATTCATATCTCTATAATTCGAATTCCTTAATACATAACGAGCATACCTTATCGCTTGACTTTGTTTTGTCAATCCTACTAATGTTTTTCTTATTTCAGGTTTCGTTTCTGTTGAACTTGCGAATGGAACTGTAATTGTATATTCCTCATAATCAGCTTCAGAATTATAGAACGAAATAACGCCTGATTTATATTTTGTGTTTTTCGGTGTTTGCGCCCACGATATTGTATTGGCTTTGATGTTTCCTTCTGTGAATAGTTGCACCGGTGTTGTCAATTCTTGTTTCGGAATCAATCTTATTTTTTGGTTATACCAAAGCAATAATGAATTACACATTTCTGTAAGACTCTGTAAGAAATCAGTTAATCTAAAAAATTTGTCAATAACAATATTAAACTCAAACCTTTTTTCTGTCCCGCCGTCTCCGTCTGCAACTAATGTATCATAATAATTAGCTGCGCTGATAAAAGCGTCAGTGTCTATTGAACTTGTAGAAACATATTCACCTGCACCATATCTTGTATTAGTTATTATGTCATATAATATATAAGCCGGATTAGTTGAAAATTCTGTTGTTGAAGTTTCAAGATTAGTTATTTTCAATCCTTCTACTAATGCGCTTACTTCCGGCATTGTGCCATTAAGGTCATCAGTAGCTTTTATTTTCATTCCTAATATTGCAAGATTAGCATAATTTTCTGTGCTGTATTGTATTTCTTGAACAGAGAATAATCTTACCTTATCATATAATGCACCGCCGTCTTCAGTTGGACCATTTGTTTCATCGTTGGCTCTGCGAATTGCTATAGATGAGCTCGGAGAATCTATATGTATATCATAATAGAAACCTAACGATTTTGTTTCTGTGACTGTATAAGTATTCCCGTCAATAATTATGTAAACAGAAGCAGCTTCATAGCTACCGTCAGGATTCTGCTTATACAATCCGTTTGGAAATTCAAATCTTATAATAACTTTGTCTGTATTAGAATTAACAACATCGTAATCAATTGATGTTGTTGTTAATGATTGCAATCCCGGAACATAATTTTGTAATACTATATCTTTGAAATAATCAATTGTTGTTTGTGATGCTGTTCCTGTTCTTGTCCAATATTCTATTCCTGTATATTGTGAAATATCAACATTATTAACTTTTATTTCTGAAATGCTGTTGACCTCGCCTTCGCTGAGTAACAATAACAAAAATAAATAATCGTCTGCGCCGTCTTTTCGTGTGAAGTTCTGTATAACTCTTCCGCCAACACGATGCTTTCCATATAGCACTGGAACAGGTTGCCCTATACAATTCCATACAGTTCCTATTTTTCCCCAAGCATAAGTTGGCGATTCATTAAGATATAATGTTCCTGATGTAGAACCTGTTTCCGAATCTGTTGTGCCTGTGTCACCGCTGCTTTCAGCAGCTAAATGAGCTTCGTATAAGTCATATATATAAGGATAATTGTATAATCCAATATTATACCTTAATCTATCAACATCGTGCCACCATTCGCCCCAATCGCGCGTGAGTATGTATTCTAAATATTCAGAGTAAGATTTTCCCGCGGCATAATACGCAGAAGTTTGATATTCCTCGTAATTAGCGTCAAGTGTGTTAGTGAAAAGGTCAGACCCTTCTTCCCATCCTGTATATGTAACTTGATTATGCGGAGTCCAATCAGCCATAATTACCTCGCAAATATACTTTCCGGAACGAACGGAAGTATGTCCTTATTTATTGTTCTACTTGGTATTTTCGCATCAAAAAAATCAAAAGCTGAAACCAAATTAAAAACAGCCGAGCTCTCATTATATAAAACACTATCAATATAATATTTTTCTGTTATTACTGGATCTTCTGAAATGGCTGATTGAAATATCTGTTTTATTTCAACTGTGTTTCCTCTAATATCATTAGTTGCTAATATGTTTGTAATGTTATTATTTATGTTGGAAATTGAAACTGAAAGACTTTGTATTTTTCCTGATATATCCTGCTCTATGTTATCGTGTGAAATCGGGAAAGCTGTATATGTCTGTCCCTTATACACTGTGTCAGTTACATTATTAGTATAATATAATTTTGTTGTTGAATCAATTTCTATTTCATATAAGAATATTATTGTTGAAAAAGTTGCGTTTTTAGCATCAATATTATTTTGAGTTAGAGTTTTCATTATGGTATTTCCTTCAATATGAAATTTCCGTCTGCTGTTACTATATTGCGATGTGATATTTCAATGCCGTTTGCCAGCCATACCTTTCTATAAAATTCAAAGTCTGCTGATAGTTCCAAACCTGAAGCCGGAGCGGTGTCAAATGTTATTACTCCTGTTTCATAATCAATATTATAATCAGATAAATTTTGCGCGACATTATCAATATATATTGTTTCTGATGTTTCTTTAATGTATTTCGCTGGATATGAAAAACTTTTCCCTAAATATGTATGTTTGAAAACAAGTTGAAAAACTGTTGTTGAACCGTCTCCAGTTCCAAAATCATTTTTTGAAACTGAATGAAAAAACGGATCCCTAAATAAAAACTCATCCTGTCCTGATTGATGCGCGATAAAAAAATCTCTTATTTTTTCTCTTGCTGTAGTATTCATTAATCTGCTGTCTATTGTATACATATATAAGGGTCGCGACCATTTTGCGCGGCGTTGTGTATATCCTGATTCTGCTGATGATGTTAGTATCGGAAATAATACTTTTCGGTTAATCCCTGAAACATTAAGATCATCTTGACTTGTTGTTGCCGGAAATATTTCATAATCACTCATTGCCATATTAGATTACTCCTAACATTGTTTTTCTTGACATTCCGTTTTTTCTCATATCTCTTGCGACAACTGAAATTATTGCATTTGGATTTCGTCTTATTACATCTGCAAACGAAGCAGCGTCAACTGCATTAATATGAAAACTATTATTGACAATTACTTGCGACCTGTTATTTTGTATTCCGCCTCTTAATGATACTGGAATAGTTCTGCCGTCAGGCAAAGGAACAACTGCTTCCGGTCCAGCTTCTCCGGCAATAGACGGCTGTGTTGCTATTCCGCCTGATGCAAACCATTTCATTGGTCTATTATATTTTTCAATTGTTACGGGCTCATATTTTTGCCCAAAAGTCCATTTTTCAAAAAGATTTTCTTTAGCTTCTTCAGGATCACTATATATAACTTTATGAAGCTTATTGCTTGTCTCCCCGACTTTTGTATAAGCGTCGACTTTTGTATAAGCATCAGCGACTTTTGTATAAGCATCAGCCAAACTATTAACAGCAGGAATATATTCGTCTTTTATTGCTGCGGCCTGTCTGTATATTGGTTCATCTAATCTTTTCATTTCCCCAGCTGATTTGATTGCTGTGTCAGTAATTGAATTTTGTATTTGATTGAATGAATCCTCTGCTGTTGTTTTAATTTCTGAAAAATTCTTTTTGACATCTTCCCCCATTTTATCTAAATTTT